TTTTCTTTATCCGAAGGGGAGGGGTCAGGGTCTCGCAGTCGCAGGGGGGGTCTAGAAGAACCCTCACTCTCTTTTTTACAAGCATTTTTCAAAGTATCTATTGACGCTAATTTGTGTAAACGACGTTCCTTTAGTTTGGGGTTTCATATGAACCCAGAGCCTAGGAGAGGACACAATCTCCCCTTCTTACGGGGGAGAATATGAACCCTTTCGCCTACGGCTTCGGACAAATGCTACCTAACTACTGATATGATTTGACTTATCAACACCCCTTGGTTGTTCGGTTGGGTGGCTTGTTAGTTTCTCTTACAACGGTTGCTTTAATGACCTAGCAGTGAGCCATTAAAGTTGTGGGGCGAACCCCTTTCTATCTTCAAGTACTATTTCTATTCTGTGCAGAACTCTTCCTATACTGCTCGTGGGACCGTAGTTCCGTCTCGGCACTCTCTACAATTGGAGTATACTCCTGAGCGTGAACCCTGTAGAGCGAAGACCCCAAGATAAGCGAAAACTTACCTCGGCATCCCAAGTGATCTCCTGCGAGAACGAGCCTATTTGGCACTTGGTGGAAATCCCATAGAGGCGACTCCATATTCAGGCTACCATACGTTTTACGAAGTCAAGTAAAATTTTTTTGACAAATGACTTAGTTTAGGTGTAAAGTGTGTAAGTGTTAAACTTAAGTCTGGAGGAACCGATGAAAATATTTTTTACAGATGCCTCTTTGCGTCAACACATTGATGAACACTGTGATGCTTACAAGGAGCAGATTGAGTCTTTGGTAGATTCTATTAGAGAACTCAAGCAAGAGAATCTTGACTTAAGAAGTAAGATTGCCAATATGTATGTTCGTTCGGGTTCTATAAAGAAGCCAGCGAGAAAAGTGAGAAATAAAAAATAATGACGTGTATTGCTGCGGTTAAAGACGTAGAGAGGATTTACTACGGTTCGGATTCTCGTGTGACTTATGACGAGGGACCGTGCTATGACGTAGTGAATAAGTGGCGTATTATTCCTGGTAGGAGTTATAAATACCCTATCTATATAGGGGCTGCTGGATCCTCACGTCTCGATAACTTGATAGTGTCAAGTGCTAAAAATTTGGAAAACGCCACTACTTGCTTTGAGTTAGCAGATATATTAAAAAAGGCTATTGCCAACGACCTGTGGTCTCACAACAAAGATGACAATGGTGATCCACAGACCTACTCGGTAGAAATGATTGTGATATTTGAAAACAACCTATATAGAATATCCAGTGATTTATCTGTAACTGAAATACCTCAATTGGAATTTGTGGCTGTTGGTAGTGGTGAACCTTATGCCCTTGGTGCAGCCTATGCCTGCAGAAACAAGAACGGAAAAGACCGAATCAAAAACGCACTACAAGCAGCCATTAAATATGATCCCAATTGCGGTGGTCGCATACAAATTAATATGATTGATTTTTAACGGAGTTCTATGTCTCAATTACCTGAACCTAAATTAACTTACAAACACGAACTTGTAGATGGCAAACATAAAGTCATCTTGTATAACTCAAAGGGAGAAGAGTTGTGTTCGTGTACAACCAAATCATTTGAAGAGTCTTTTGCGGCTGTAGCCATACCTCTACGCAGTAAGATAGAAGATGAGATAGCCAAAGAGAGTGATGAGTCTCTGCGTCAACTGTTTAAGCCCTGTGCTAAACGTGGAGATGGTCGATACTCAATGGACTTGTCTCTTTGGAAGAATATAACAGAACACGACTTTGTTCGTAACCATATTGGAATCATTACTCAGGCTGAACTTGCACGTATTCGTGGTGTGAGTCGGCAGGCAATTAACCAAGCCACTCAAAGAGGCGATGTAGAAATCTTTATGTGGAGAGATGAAAAATACATTCCATTTGATACGATTGCCGTAGATCCAATGATGTACAATACCTACGGTCCACCTATGGTTATCTTTTATTCAGAGGGTGCCAAGAAGAAGAAACCACGCAGACGCTTTAAGAGTGTGAAATGATGATTAAAAAAGAACAGAAACACTGGGCAGAGTTAGACCGAGAGGGTCTAGACGGAATTGCCGAATACTTGGAATACGCTAAAATGATGATTCCAGAAGTGGAGAATTTAAGCAAAGATGAGATCAAAGATTTACTCACAATCTACGCCCACCTTTTGGTTTGCATCAAAACCCTGCTTTTGCACTCAGACGAAAAGTTTAGGCAAAAGATTCAATCCGAACTTAGGCTCACAAATGCCCAAGTATCCGATAAAAATTACATTTCTTGAGGAATTATGAGTCAACCACAATCAACTGAAGTATGGAATGAAGAACAGCCTAGTGGCGGGTTTGGTGTCAATATGACTCCAGAACAATTTGAGAAGTTTACGCAACACATAAATTTTTTAACAGAAGAGACTGCTAGGAGAGAGCGTGTAGTTGCCGATTCTCTTAATGAACTAAAAGACATAGAGAGAGTGAGAACCTATACGCACTTTGTTAAAGAAATATCATCGGCTATTGCGGCCTTAAAGACTATTGATGGAACAGACTATTTGGTTAATCAACTGATGGACTCGTTGCATAAAGCCAATGATTACTTCATTTCGGGAGGAGGTACGCTTGAATCGAAATTGGAGACCCAAGAGACACTATCGCTTCACGCTGACGAAAGAACAACACAGTAGATTAAGAAAACTTATGTATGCCGTTCAGGTTACAAGAGGAAGAAAGGATCATCACAAACACGTTATGGAATTGAATAAATACCAAGGACAACTTGATAGACTGAGAGCCGATGCAGCAGCAGAGGTATGGAAGATTAATGGGGTATCTCACTCTAAGCAAGATATTATGTTTAAGGTATTGGCTTGGATATCTGAAGGCAATACGCTTAAGATGTTCTGTGAACAGCCTGGTGCGCCCGCAGTTGGAACTATCTATAGATGGTTTAAAAATCACACAGAGTTTGAAAGAGACTTTAGAGCCGCAGAAGAAGCCTCGGCTCACATACTCTCTGACAAGGCACTTATCGAAGTGTTGCATCTATCCGAGAGAGAAGACGTACCTATCGTTAAATTGCGTTATGATGCCCTTACAAGGCGTGCTGCTCAGATGAACCAGCGATTCCAGGACAAACAAGTATTTCGTCAGGAAGAGGATATAAAAAACATTTCTAGCGATGAGTTAAAACGCAAGAAGGAAGAACTGCTTGCCAAGATGAAAGATGAACTCAGGAGCGAGGGATGGGTAGCCCCTAACGAGATAGATGTACAGCCAGAGGAAGCCAAAGATGATGAATAAACAAAAAGAGGGTCCAAAGACCCCCTTTTCGCAATTACTTAAGCAAAGTTATTCAACTTCGGCTTTGTATCCCTCTGTGGGGTGTGCAAAACCGCTTTTGCCTTTGCCTTGGTTCGTGTCAGCCGATTCTTGTGCGTATTCCTCACGAGAAGCAGCCTTCATTAAACTTTCTTCCATTGTAGACTCCTTGGTTTTGAGTACCAGTCAAACCCACTTTTATGATAACACGGTGAATTATGGATCAATTTAACGAACTACAACGCATAGAAGAAGAGATTATGCGTCGTGAAAGAGAAAATAAACTACAAAATTTTAAGCCATACCCTAAGCAATTAGAGTTTATGAACGATGAACACAAGATCGTAGCCCTATTTGGGGGTAATCAGTCTGGTAAAACCACCGTTGGATCTGCTTTTGTTGCGTATCACCTTACTGGGGAGTACCCAAAATGGTACAAAGGCATCAAATTTGATAAGCCTGTGACTGTTTGGGTGTCTGGAGAGTCGTCTACACGTGTGCGAGATACCCTGCAAGACAAGTTATTCGGACCTTTGGGCGAGTGGGGTACTGGTTTGATACCCAAATACAACATTATAGGCGATCCTGTGCGTAAGGGAGGCATCCCAGGAGCCATTGATATCGCTAGAATCAGGCATAAGTCAGGTGGAACCAGCCTAATTCAGTTCTTTTCCTACGATCAGGGCCGAGAAAAGTTCCAAGGAAGTACCGTAGACCTAGTTTGGTGTGACGAGGAACCGCCCGAAGACATTTACAAGGAAGCCAAAATGAGAACGATTGCTGCTTCTGGGTATGTTTTCCTCACTTTTACCCCTTTGAGGGGTATAACGCCCTTATGCGATGAAATAATCACTAATTCGGATGGTATGTATGGTGTTCACTACCTAACTTGGGACGATGTGACCCATCTTTCGGAACAAGACAAGCAATTACAGATAGCAGGACTATCTCATCACGAAATTGAAAGCCGAAAATACGGTAGGCCCACAGTCGGAACTGGAAAAGTCTACCAATTTGACGAATCAGAGTATGTTTGTGCTGATTTTACGCTCAATCCCAAGTGGAGAACCATTGGTGGGCTAGATGTAGGCATTTCTCACCCAACGTGTGCGGTAAAACTTAGCATTGATGATGAATCTGGGGTGGGTTACATACACCAAGAGTACAAATTGTCTGGAGAAACGAGCATATATCACGCTTATAAACTAAAACAATGGCCTTGTGTCTTTGCAATTGACCCAAATTCTAGGCAAAGATCTATTACAAGCGGTGATTCACCATTTAAGATGTTTCAGGACATTATGGGTGAAGATCGACTGATTGTTGCTGATAATAGAGTCAATTATGGAATTTCTTTTATTAGAACAAAGATTGCCTCTGAGCAATTATACATTTTTGAAAGTTGTGTAGAAACATTAAAAGAAATGCGATTATATCGCTTCAAAGAGAACGGAGACATCTATAAAGTAAATGATGATTTGATGGATGCTCTCAGATATTGTGTTACGGCTTGGGACAAAGCGATGTCTCCAGCCGAAATGAATAAAAAGTATGAGTTAAACTATGAATGGAGGCCAATCAACAAAAAGGTTGGTTATTAGGGGATTACATAAATGACTATGGAATTTGGTACAATCGAACAAGGTCAACCGTTTAGTATGACAACGGGCTTGGCTAAACTTGTCCAAGATAAATTTACTTGGTGCAGGAACTTACGTTTCTTGCAACAGGAAAAATGGTTAGCGTCAAAAATGATGTTTGACGGAATCGACTATTCTTCTGACGAAGATACAAACAAATCTGGTTTGTTTTTGAATTTTACTCAGATGAAGGCTATGGCTGCCTACTCACAGATTATGGCTACGATGGCTGGTGGGGATTCCTATCCCTGGGAAATCAAGCCAACACCCGATCCAGATTTAGTTTTGCTTGGATTCAGTAATGTGTCCGAGGCGGAGAAGGTAAATAATATACCTGTAGCACTACAAGAAAAAGTAATGAAGGCTAATATAGCCTGCGATGGTATGCGTAACAAGATTGCCGATAACCTAGAAGAAACGCACTGGTTAGAAAAATTCTCTAGTGGCGTTTTAGATATGGTTATCTTGGGAACTATGGTTGTCAAAGGACCGTTTGCTGGTCAAAAGAAAAAAAGAAAATGGGTGATGACTGATGATCAAGAATCCCAGGGACTGATTAGCAAAATCAAAGGTGCCATTGGTATGCAAAAGGCAGAAGCCAAGATGTACAAAATGGTTGAGTCTAATGAAGATCCCACTCCAGAGTTTGAAATTGTATCTCCATTTGAGTTTTATCCAGACCCATCTGCATTTGATATCAAGGATGCAATGTGGGCTGTTCACAGGAGAGTGTTGAATAAGTCTCAACTTATTGAATTAGCAAAAGTAGACGGATTTGATGCTTCAGAAATAGAAAAGGTGTTAGATGCATACCCCAAAGGAAATTGGACTGCCGAAGTATGGGAGAGTCGTGTGTATTCACTTAACCAGCGTCAAACCCCGTTGGTACGTGGAGATAGATACGTGGCCCTTGAGTATTGGGGTTATGTATCAGGAGAAGAATTAAACGCTGCTGGTATTGAGATGCCAGAAGGTTATGACAAGCACGAACAACATATGGCTTGTATTTGGACGATTGGTAACTATTGCATTAAGATTGCGTTGTCTCAACTTGAACAAACTTACATTCCGTTTTTAGTCTGTCCCTACGAGAAAGTTCTTTATAGTATTTGGGGTCGTGGTATCCCAGAAAAAATGCGTGACCCACAAGACATCGTTAACGCCTCCGCAAGAGCGATGGTCGACAATATGGGTATTGCTGCAGGCCCCCAGGTGATCTATGACACAAGCAGAATGATTAATGGATTCAAATTTGAAGGTGTTAAGCCCTGGGGTGTCTGGCCGCTTAAATCACTTGAAGGAGTCAGTTCTCCCCCTGTTACTTTTGTTCCCGTCCCAAGTATTTTGCAAGAATTGAAACTATTGCAAGATAATTTTAAGACGTTTATTCAAGAAGTTACCTCAATGCCAGATATGACTTCTGGTTTTGCTGGTACGGCTACGGGTCAACACAATCGAACATCAAGCGGTATGAGTATGTTGTTCAATGCTGCCAGTAACTACATTAAGGGAGTTATTTTCAATATTGATAACTACATTACCAAACCTATGATTCGTAGAATGTATGACTGGAATATGCAATATTCTTCCAATATGATGATCAAGGGTGATTTTGAGATTGATGCAGGTGGAGTACAAAAACTAATCTCCAATGAAGCAAGATCACAGAATATGCAAGAGATTATGCAATTAATGCAAGATCCAGACTTTAAGCCCTACATTAACAAGGTCAATATTCTCAAGGAGTGGTTGCGTATTCGTGGATTCGATTCTACAGATATGGTCAATTCCGATGATCAAGCCAATATGATTAAACAAGAGATGATGGCTCAACAGGCTCAAAAGGCTGATATTGAAAACGTACCCAAGAGACGTGCCGAGATGCCAAGACCTGATGCGATACTTGAGATGTTGCAAACAACTGACAAGAATAGCCCAGTTTGGCCTTCTATATTTGAGGAAGTTGCCCTGTCTCAAGATGCTATGACTCCATCTATGAAGTACGCACTTGATGCAATGAAGGCTCAGTCAATGGCTGCCTCACAGCAAGCGGTTCAAGCGTTGCCACCTGAATTCCAAACTGCTCTTACTCCAAACGTTACAGACCTAGAGAGATCTCCTGGATACCCACAAACTGCACCACAACAAATGCAGCAACAGGGTCAGCCTGGTCAAGTTTCTCCAGAGCAGTTAATGCAGGTTTTGCAACAGCCACCTCAAGCATAAAAACTGATATGATACAATTTACATAAACTATGAAATTAACTAGCAAAGAAAAACTCTTTGAAGAAATTAAGCCTCTTGTCAATAGCCAATACTGGATTGGTTTTCAAGAATTGCTTGATTTCTTTATTTCAGAAAAGCGAGATTCTCTTGAAAGAGTCTCTACCTTTGAAGAGGTATTGAAACTGAGAGGTTCTATTGAATCGCTCAGAGAGATTAAAGAGTTAGACGATGCTATTAAACAATTTGATGAGACCACCAAGGCACAATCCCGTGCCCGTGAGTCCGTATTATATGACCAAGCCTTTTAGGCCGTCGAGGAGTAGAAATGTTAAGCAAGTCCGAACAAATCCGTGAACAAGCCAAACGAGCAGATGAATTGGCTAAAAAACTTTCAGCCGAAGGTGGGTTATTTCCGAGTGAGGGTGCTAAAACTAGCCGATTCACCAATAGCATACCAGACTTCCAAGCCGAGATTTCAGAGCCTGCTGTTCCAGTTGCTGAAGTAAACATACCTAGCGAAACACCCAAAGAGGCAAACCCAACGAGTACCGAAGTTAGCCCAACCTCAGAAGTGTCTGGTGAGGAATTGTTTATACCTGAAAAACAATACAAGTCTGCCGTAAAGGCGATGAACGATGCACAGCGAAAGGCTGCTGAGGCTGAGAAATTGTTAAGACAACAGGCTGATGAACACGAACGATTTAAGTTGGAATTGCAACAAATCAAATCCAAAATGCAAAGTGACTTTGAAATGAGTCAACATAGTAGTTCAATCATTGACGAATCTGTTAAAGACTATGAAGATGAGTTGCCAGATACCGTTGCTATTGCCAAGCGTGCTGCTCAAGCCGCAAAGCAAGAACTCAACGAGTTGTTTAGTAAAAAGTTATCTTCGGTTGAAGAAGAGATTAAACGTCAAAAGGAAGAAGCAGAAATGTTCAAGTTTATGGAACAAATCAGGCTAAGAGATGAAAGAGTCAAATCGGTTCATCCCGATTATGATGATATTCGCTTATCTGACGAGTTTAAGACTTGGGTATACTCAGACGCACCAAGTTTGTACCGTGCTGTTTATGAGGGTACTGTTAATTTTGACGACAGAGACGCTACCAAGATTATGGACGACTATAAGTCATACAAAGGAACCCTGCAAAAAAATAACACCTCCTCTCGCCCGAAAGTTGGTGCTGCAGAACTTGCCGTGAAAACGCCTTCTGCTGTTATATCTGAAATGGGCAATAACACTGAAACTGAATTCACTGCTGATGACATTTCAAAACTTCCCTATATGATTCATAGGATTAAAGATCCTGCTCAACGCAAGGCTCTTATGGAACGTGCAGACAAGTTTATGTCTAAGCAACTTTCTCAAAACAAATAACTTAAAGGATATTACAAATGTCTACTTACTCTTTAGTCACGGGTGGGGACGGTTATCCGCAAAGACTATCAACTGAATTAACTGTTATCAAGAAAAAAGTTGATTTTGCTTTTGTTAATGGAACCGTTACTGCTTACTCCAATGGTGTTGTTGGTTCTACCGTAGCACCCACTGGACCTGCTACTGCTGATGCACAAACCATTGCCGTGATTTCTATCCCTGCTGGTTTCGTATGCCACAGCGTTGCTGCTGAAATTTTAACTTCAGGAACTGCTGGTTCCCACTTTGCCATTCAAGATGGTACTGCTGGAATCGTTTGGGTAGCCTCATCTGCTGCTGATGCTGCAGTTGGAACCGTTACTGAATCAACTCACGTTCCTCACCTCTATGCATCTGAAACCACAATGGACGTTTATGTGGGTGTTGCTGGAGGTTCTGCCGATTTCCCAACTTCTGGTCAAATTGAAGTTGTTGTAACTGGCTTTTCTTCTTAATTTTTAACTAATTTTAAAGGATTTTTACAATGGCAAATCAAGTTGCTCGAACTGGTGCGAACCTTTCGGCAGGAGCATTTGTACCTCAGATTTACTCTGCTAAATTACAGGACAAATTCTACGCTGCTTCGACTGTTCCCGCCATCGCTAACCATAACTGGGAAGGCGAAATTATGGCTTTCGGTGATACGGTTAATATCCGTAAAGTGCCGACCATCTCTATTAGCGATTATTCCGTTAATAGTGCTATTAACTACCAAGATGTTTCTGACGAACAGATTCAATTGTTAATCAACAATGCAAAGTACTATGCTTTCAAAGTTGATTACATTGATGACTACCAATCAGATCTTGCTTTGATCGATATGATCACCCAAGATGCCGCTATGCAAATGGCTGTTACTGTGGATAAATCAGTCCTTCAAAGTATTTATAGTTCTGTTTCTACTGCCAATACTATTGGTGGTGGTTCGACCTATATTGTCCCCACGATTGGTGACGCTACTTATCCCATCAACATCTCTGGCTTGGGTACTTCTACCAATGCTGGTATCAACTTCTTGACTGCTCTTTTGCAAGCAGGTGAAGTTCTTGATGGAAATAATGTGCCTCGTGACGGAAAACGTTGGGCTGTTGTTACGCCTGAGTTTGCTCGTTACCTGAAAATGTCAGACCTCAAGTCTGTCTTGATCACTGGCGACGATGAGTCTCCTCTTCGTAACGGGTACGTTGGTTCTATTGATGGTATGAAACTTTATGTTTCTACTAACTTGACCAATGCGGTTGGTTCAACCCAAGCGGCCCCAAGCATTATGTATGTTGGTCACGAATCAGCATTAACTTTTGCTTCGCAGTTCATCAAGCACGAAATGATGCCTCTGCAAAATACTTTCGGTTATGGAATTAAAGGACTTCAAGTCTACGGATTTAAAGTCGTTAAACCCGAGTCGTTAGTACGCATTAACGCTTATTAATCTTTTTTAATAAGTCTCAAACGCAACAGGAGTACTGGGGGGGTAGAT